TTATCTAAACTCAACAAGATTTGTTCCATGCGTTGCTGTTTTCTCAACAACATTTCCAGCCTCCCCCTCCAGCGTAATAGGTTTTTGATATCGTTCGAGCCGTTCCCGCATTTCCTCATTTGAGATATATGGCACCTGTAATTCCTTTATTTCGTGTGTTTTAAAGAGCGCTCGCCCCTTTACATCGGATGGCAATTCCTCGGCCCCCTTATCGTCTATAGCGACTTGTGAAGCATATCCGGACGGCAGCCGGAACGTGATTTTTGCGTCACTGTTCTGCTTGATCTGCCGCGGCAGCGTGTCAGCGGTCGGGTACTGTGTAGCGTATATAAGCCGGTAGCCGAGCGCGCCGGCAACCCGAGCAATCTCCCCAAGCGCATGCTGGCAGTATCCAAGCAATTTCTTTTCTTCTTTGCCCATCCATTTTTCAGGTGCCATCTGTGCAGCTTCGTCTACAACGATAAAACGGCGCTTCCGGTACTGAGTATTCACTACATTAGACCAGTGCTTTTTCTTGAATACTGCATAGTCTGCGCGCACACTCTTCATTATGTTATCGAGCATTTCAGCAGCTTCCACAGAATTTGAAGCAATCCCCTTTACTTGCTCAATTCTTTCGTACCTGCCAAACTCAAGCCCACCTTTTAAGTCGATAACGTAAAACTCCACATCTTCCGGATGATGCTCGATTAAGTAAGTCATCATCATTTTCAAAAAGACAGTTTTCCCAAAACGTGTCGCTCCTGCCGCAGTCATGTGCGGGGTATGGTCGAAGTTATGCCAAATCATCCCGTCTAAGCTCCTACCTAGTGGAATGACCCATCCTTCCCGGTCTGGAATTTCAGCATACGGGAACATAGCTGGGATCTCTTTATCGTACACATTCACATTCAGAAACTTGTTGAATTCGATGATCACAGGCTTTTTTAGCCCATCCGAAAATATGTGCATTTCCTCCTCAAAATGTTTCATTTTGGTGGCCGGCAATCCCAAAGGGACAGAAAATAAATACTTGGTTCCAATCCTTTCTTCACCGTCCATAATTGGAAACTTTTTTGCAAATTTTGGCGTTTGAAACTGATCTTTTTTCCGGATACCATAGCCTACATTTTCAAAGATTTTCTTTATTTTTTTCTTGTCACTCGCCGGCGCACTTGGCAAGGTTGCGACAGCAAACGCGGCAAGTGGAAATGCGAGATATTCTAGCATTTCGTTACCCTCCATCCGTATATTTTTGTACAAGACAAAACACCTGATAAATCTGAAAAACGCATATACGCACGCAATTTCTAGCTAAAACAATTTCCATAGAGCATTCTTAAGCAAGAAAAAGCCAAAACTCACAAGAACCCCCGCGCGCATAAACCACGCCAGACGCGTTTCATTAATTTTTACACCGCATTTTTCTAGGAATGCTAAACCAAGCAGGCAGACACCTAGGCCACAGAAAAAGGTCAGACCGTCGTCAAGCATAGTTGTAAAATGTGGAGCGGCATACCCCAGAGCCGGCGCAGCCATGAATGTTTTAAATGGGATCGTTTCAATTGTCATTTCTTTTTTCCACTCCTTTTGCTTTTCTTGCTTCTATGCTTATGCTCACGTATGCTGAAACTTATCTTGTCCTTCAATTTTTCTTTAACTTTTTTTAAATATATATTTAACAGGATTTTGCCCTTTTGAGTCGAATAGGTAATACTGGAAGCGAGGAACTCGTATGTTTAAAAATAGAATTGCCTATTGGGCCAAAGAAAAAGGGATCCGCTACAACTTTTTAGCAAAAAAAGCTGGAGTATCCCCACAAACATTTTCCAAATGGGTGAAAAATGAAACTCAGCCTAATTTGAAACAGTCTTATGTGCTTGCCCGTATATTAGGCATACCATTAGATGATCTATGTGAGGAGGAAGAAAAATGAGTGCATTTCTGGGGGCAATTGGATTTGTTGGCATTATTGTAGGTATTGTGCTAATGGTGATTGGGCGGATCAAAAAGAGGAAATACCGGGGCGGCATAATCGCCATAATATCCGTTATCCTGTTCATTGTCGGCGTAGCCACAACACCTGATAGTGTGGGAAACACAAAAAAGGCTGACCAAACTGATACGCATAAGGTGACACCTGGGAAAATAACGAATAAACACCTGCTAATTGACCTTGCCGTGAGATCAGAAACACTGATTGAGAAATACGATAAGATTGACAACGTGAAGGTTGACGAGGATAACATCACAGCCCAAAAAATGGTTGATCAGAAAGATACTACCGGTAAAATTTATAAAAACGTCTATAAGGTTACTGGGCAATATTCGTGGAAAGACAGAAGATATGATTATGAACTAATAATATCGTATAAAAAGAACAACATAGATGAATCTGGTAGCGTGTTAAAATACGAATCTGAAACGAGTGGCCCGGTCATCGACGTTAACTTAACAACGGCAAAATAAACAGGCCCCCGCAAATGCGAGGGCTTTTGTTTTGTCCTGGTGAGCTATTAGCTTGTCCAGGATTAAAACATCTTATTCCAGGTATTTCTTCCGACAATCCCGTCCACAGCAAGCCCATGCCGCTTTTGATACGCCTTTACGGCTGCGACTGTTTTTGATCCATAAATACCGTCTGGAGTAACACCAACCGCCCGCTGCACACGCTGCACATCCTTACCCCGGCTGCCATATTTAAGTACGTGCCCAGGATAAGGCACGATAGCGTCAGCGGATACTTTGGTTGTCGATTTTTTTGTGGATGGTTTGGGTCCTGTGGTCGGTGCCTTTTCGCCGCCAACGGCATCATAGAGCTCGAAATGTGGGTAGTCTTTAAATCCGCCTGTCCAATCTCCGCCCCACTTAAATCCTTCTTTTTTCATGGCCGCGACAACCTTTTTAAAATCTCCCGTCGTTGACCAAATGACATCTTTGCCATCGTGCGTATACAGACACAGATCTACAGCAATGCCGTAGTTATGGTTAGACTGCCCGCCGCGCGCGTTGGTGACGATCTTCCCTGGCTTAGTTCGTCCTTGCGCATACAGCGCATCCTGCTCCGCTTTGGAACGGTATCCTTGTGCCACGCATACATATATTCCTTGTTTTTGGAGATCACGAATGACTTTACGTACCTTGTCTGCGACTGTTTTATCCATACCACTTACATTCAATTTTCTGTTTGCTTTTTCAATCAGCCATTCCGCTGATAATGTCATTTTTCCTCGTCTCCCTTAGTATTTTTCGTTTAGCAAAATATCAATCTCATTCTGATTCCACTTGCTAAAGAACCATTTTAGCTTTTTAAACATGTCACACCTCTCCAAATAAAAAAGCGACAGCTTAGCTGTCTCCCTTATTTTGGTTTCACGTATGTTTTTGCTTGGTCACTGTCTTTTAGTCCTGACGTTGTCGGATCTTGAACTACTCCGAGCATTGCCAAAATGCCGAAAACGGCGTTAATAACGGCCAAAACCCATCCCTTAATGGCATCCGTAAGTACAAAATCAGTAATGCCGACTGCATGTAACCCGGTTAAAATAACCTCAATCAAAATAAAAAGTTGTGACACAAATGCCACAACCCAAGTGGGATTTTTAAAACGCACCTTCCAGTTAACCATTTTTTTACCGCTCCTTTATGGATTTTTGATTATAAGTTGAAATACATATTGAGCAATAACGCTACCAACCCCGCCTGCCCCAAAAAACAAAAACACCAATCTCCACATGTTACGTTTATCAAGCATGTGAGATTCGTGTTTACGCTCATCAATCTTGTTCTGGACACCAATAACATTAGTTAGCAAAAGCTGATTTTGCTCCCTGATAAATTGGTTGTCCTTTTCGGATTTCATGTTGCCTTCTTTTACTTCCCTCGACAGTTCGTCCATTTTGCTTTTCATTTCGTGTTGGTTGTTCTCGAGTATGACAATACGTTTTTCATGGTCTTGAACTTGTTCAAGCACTTCTTTTTCAGCCTTCAATGGATCCACACCCCCTAACTCATTACGATGTCGTTTTTCTCCCTCATATAAAAATAACCGTCTTAAGTAGACGGTGTTTTAAGTACTGGATATCCATCCATTTCCCATGTGTTTGTAAAATCCCAGCCAGCGTTTTCATAAGTTGACTGTTGCTTTGCCTGATCTGCTGTAATGCGGCCAGTGCTGTTTATTGTTAAGCCAGTTAAAATCTCATATCCGTCAACGATTAATTGCGGCAAAGTCGTGTCTCCGTTGGTAGTCCATTTTGTCGGTTGCCAGCCAGCGTTTTCATAAGTTGACTGTTGCTTTGCCTGATCTGCTGTAATGCGGCCAGTGCTGTTAATTGTCCCGCTAAAAGTGGTCATTTTCTATCACCTACAATTGTCTAAATTCTAGCGTGTCGAGTGAGTAGCAGTTTGTGATAGTACCGCCACTGCCACCCTTAATATCTCCGAAGTATTCTTTTGTAGAGACTGCAATTCTGCAAATCTTATCTAATAATACAAAACAATTATAACAATCTGCAAGGTTCCCTGATATCCCACCTACATAAGTATTACCAGTTACACTCCCAGTAACATAACAGACGTGGATCGATCCCGAATATCCGCATATCCCTCCGACATAGTTATAGCCAGAAATACTGCCGTCAACACGACAATTTTTTATTACCCCACCGCTTCCACAAATCCCCCCCACATTATTACCGCCAGTAATCTTCGCATTCTCTAAATTCACATTTTCTATTCTTCCCGTGCCTATAACTCCAAACAGACCAGCATAATCAGTAGTTTGCTCACATATTAAGTTATCAATTTTATAACCATTTCCATTGTAATAACCTCTGAAACCGGGATCATTTCCAATCGGTATCCAATTACCGAATTCACTCATGTCAATGTCGCAGACCTGCTTATAGTATGCCGATAAATTGTTTCTTACCGCATTTAGGTCTGCTGGATCACCTACTAAATACGGATTTCCAACCGTTCCATCGCCACCTAAAAATTTACCATTTCCGCCTTTGTTTACCGGACGTGTTGGTGTTGGAGTGGTTCCCCCGCCGCCGGTATCCCCACCACCATTTCCCTTACCGTTTATCCAAAAGTAAGGCATACCATCATCACCTCGCATCATCTATTTGTATAAGCGGCGTGCCGTCACTAACCACGTGCACATCATGCACAACAGCAGGAAAACAAAAACTCCTGCCCATACCGGCGGGAATAATTAAGCTGTCTGTCGTGGCTGTGTCGTCGAAATTCACGAACACATTTCCTTCACCCATATTTAGCACGGTGACGTAATGGCTGTTTATATTAAAAATTTCTTCCGTGTTTGCGGTTAATTTTTTTCGAAATATTTTCACCTATAAGCCTCCTTTATAATTGGTCCTCAACATTTTTAACAGCCCCAATGATTACCCCATCTATTACCATTACATAACTTCCGGCCTCTAAGGAATAGATCGCCGGTACCAAGCACGGCAAACCCTCTTTGGTTAGTCTGCTTTCACCTTCGTACTGTACCCTTGGCAGAAAAGGATATCCAGGCCCTGGCCAATTTTCGTCTACATATCCATATCTTACGATGCCATTTCCATTATCTCCACCACTGTTATCTCCACCACTGCCGCTGTTCCCACTGCTATTCTTGCTATCTTTTATATAGTCTGTTATATCACGGACGACACTGCCGATCTGCACTTTTGGGTTGATACGTTGGAACGGGTTATATTCGCGCATAACGATTCTCATCGTTTCGTCGATTTCGAGTTCTGGGTCATATGTGCGGACCGTATCGCCAAGACCAACCGTTAAAAGGTGGCCATAACCCTCGATCTGCGCCAAGTCGAGCACGTCTACTTCCAACGTGTGTCCATCTGCACTAATTTCTTCGGTAACGCCGATTAGGTTTTCTCCCAGCTTAAACTCAAGACCGTTATTCGCCCCTCTTTTAGACACCAGGCCAATAGTAAACTTAGAAAAAACAAGCTCACCACCGACAAGATTGGCAAGCTCGATAAGCGCACCGCGGATGTTATCGCTAGTGGGCTTGATGTAGTAAGTTCCATCCAGCTCTACGGTGCCCGCACTAAACGGTGTATTTTTAAGCAACGCCGATAATATGTGTCCCGGCGAGTCTTTCATTTCTGTAAATGGCATTGGATAAACTTTTTTGTCCAATAGCCAATACGATACGTGTTCACAATCAACCTCCATCGAAACGGTCGTACTTCTGATCTTACGGATGCGGCTTACGCTAAAATAATCGTCGTCTACCTCGATTATAGTGTCTTTTTTAATGTTCTTGGTAGTATCATCGATAACTGTATTAAACGAAAATGTGTAATGGTCGTTTATCTGTTCGGATATCAGCGGATTGTTAATATTTCCGATTGGCAAGCTGCGTTCAAGCGTTTTCGAGTCAACTAAATAGATAACATCGCCTTTAATGTCTGGCAATTTTATTCACCCACCTTGTACGGGTAGGGCTCACATCGAAATTGGACCGTAAATTCGGCTACCCTGTCAAAGTCGGCCAGCTGCTCCAGCGTGATGCTGGTACTCGCTTTGGCGTTGTAATAATATTTTGGGTCATCGTCAAAAACCAGGGGCGCCCGGTTGGTTGTCGTCAACCATGCGCCGATTTGCCTGGCTGTATTATACAAATCTTGCAAACTATTTTTATACAGTGTAAAGACAACTGAGATGGTAATGTCTTTTGCGGATTTATCCGGTACCAAGATAGCCCCATCCCGGTGCGGCACATCTACATAAGTGTCTTTCAGCTCCGGCATAATTGGGCGCTCAGATCTCTCATAGATAAGCCCAAACGTGCTGCTGTGCACACCGTTAAATGTTATGCCGATCATGGTTTACCACCCCCGCGATTTTTACCTTTTTGCAGATTTAGCAGTTCACGAGATGTATATTTTATTGTTTTTTGCGCTACTGTTGCCCCATCAATTTCTAGGGTGATCGGCACGGTTATATCTCCCCCGACGCCATCCATGGTTTGCGCGATCGCTTGCCCAATTGCCCCAAGTGTGGACTTGTTAAGCGGCAGAGCTGCTTCTGCTCCGGCTTCTCCGAATCCTTTTAGTCCGTAAGGTGTATTAAAAATGGTCGGCTGCGTAAAGATAGCGCCATTAGCGTACCACTTCACATCAAATCCGGTCGGATATTTTATTTTCTTGCCGAAAATTTCCTTTGAATCCCATTCCAGGCTAAAATGCGGCAACTTCGGAAGGCTTGGCGTCGGTATTTTTAATTTTAACCCGGAGAAAAAGCCCTTGATTTTATCGATAATCGACTTAATTTTATCACGTGCGGCTTCAATCGGGCTAACTAATCTATTTTTTAGCGAGTGAAAAATGCTTCCTGCTTTGTCTCGCATACTTGAGAACCTGCTCAGTGCTCCATCTTTTAATTCGCCAGCTCTATTGACAAATTTGTTTTTAAGATCACTGGCTTTATCAAGCGCATTATTTTTAAAACTTCCTATAATGCTTCCAGCTTTGTTTTTTAAACCGTTGAATTTCGATACAGCTCCATCTTTCAATTCACCAGCTCTGGATACAAATCCATTTTTTAGTTCGCTTGCTTTTGATAACGCGTTGTCCTTAAAGCTGCTTATAATTCTTCCAGCTCTGTCCCTCAATTCATCAAACTTTGCAACGGCAGCATCTTTCGCATCGCTAAAACCCTTGGAGAATTTTTTAGCAAAATCCTTTGTTCCATCACCGATCCAGTTTGAAAAAGATTTCCATTTTTCACCGATCCAATCCGTTATAGCCCCCCAATTTTTTATTAAAAGAACGATACCGGTTATCGCTGCCGCAATTGCAGCAATCACGGCTATAACTGGCAACATGGCGATATCTAGTGCACCAAATGAAGCGGCTAACGCGGCAATAATCGGGATAAGTGTCATGACTAAAATGGATATTCCGCCGAACACAGCAATAAACGTTTGTATAGGTGCTGGTAGTTTTCCAAATAAATCGGCTATTTTTCCTAAAACTTTAATTAGTGGCATTAGAGAGTTTACAAGAGTTTCGCCTATTGGCTCCAGCGACTGCTGTAGTTCGCGCAAAGAGGCTTGCCACTTCTCGCCTGGGCTTTTTTTGGACATATTGTCAGCTTTTCCATTTACATCATCCATGTCCTTCCCTACGCCGAGCAATGCCTCTGTACCTTTTATGCCTAGGTCCTCGAATTGTGTGCCCAGCGTTGTTAACGCTGCTTGCTGTTCAGTCGGATCCATTTTCTTCATGTCTTGCTGGATGCTTTTCATCACATCCGCCATGCTTGCCTTCCCGTTTTTCCACTCGTTAAATAGTTCAGCTGTTTTCCCAGAAAACATGCCCAGATTTTTTTCAAACGTCCCATCGCCGAATCGTATTTGCAGCTCTTTTACTGCGTCTGCCACTTTGTCAGTGTTCATGGCACCGTTTTTCATACCTTGTTCTAATATGCCAAGCATTTGATTCGCGGAAAACCCTGCATCTTTAAATAGCGGTCCGTATTCATTTAGGGTATCTAAAAAATCATCTGATTTATTCAGGTTGTTTTGATAGCCGGCCGCGATCAGATCCATTGCCTCCTCGCCGCTCACGCCGAAAGACTGCATCATTTTTTGGGCCGCGTTAACATTCTCCTGCACATCGGTGCCCGTACGTTTGGCGATCGTTGTAATGTTATTCGTTAGCTTTTCAAGATCAGCGTTATTCAAGTCGCCAAATGCTCTTTTTACGGTTACAACCGCGTTACTCGCCTCATCCATGCTTTCAACTACGCCGTTTTTGAATACATTGCTCACAACACCGTTTAACTTTTCGGCTTCTTCTGCAGTTAAACCTAAATTTGCTTGCAAATTGGTTTGAGAATCGCCAAACTGCATGGCGCTATCCATGGCACCTTTGCCCAAGTTAATTAAGCCTTCCGTTACCCCTTGCAGGGCTTCGCCGGCTTCCATAAGATTGTTTAGGTCAATCTTTTTGCCGATGGATTCTAAACCGTCCGCAGCTTTTCCGCCACTTGTTTTTAAGTCATCCAATTTATTGGTAAACTCGGCAATCTTAGACTTTGCGCCATTTAATTTGGATTCTAACTGCGCTACTTCCACGGAGTTATCACCATAAACTTTTTTGGACTGCTGCAGCTGTTTTTCCAAATTGGCTACAACCTTTTCGGTTAATTCCATCTGCTTACGGATCTGCTTCTGTGCTAATTCCAATTTGTCTGCTTCTGTGGCGCTGTTTCCGAGCTCCGCATTTTGTAGCTTAAACAAGCTAATCAAATTCTTTTGCTGTGCCTCTAACAGCTTGCTTTCATCCTGCAGGCTTTTCAGACTTTCCGCCGCATTTCTTGCCTGTTGCGCTTCCTCGGACATGTCTTTTTCAACTTGTGAAAGCGCACTGCTAAACTTGGCAATCGTCATTTTTGCATCGTTAATTTTTGATTCCATTTGGTTTACTTCTGCTGAATTCTCACCATAAATCTTTTTGGTCGCTTCCAACTGCTTTTCTAGATTGGAAACGACTTTTTCGGTCAGCTCCATCTGCTGGCGGATCTGTTTTTGGGCCAGTTCCATTTTTTCCGTTTCAGAAGCATTTTCACCCAATTCAGCGTTTTGCAGTTTAAAAGAGCTGATTAAATTTTTATGTTCGGCTTCCAAGCGTTTACTTTCTGCCTGCAGTTCGCTTAAATTTGTCTGGGCTTCTCTAGCCTGCTGTGCTTCTTCGGACAAACCTTCTGTTACGCGATCTAATGATTTTTGAAGGGAAGTTTCAGCACGTTCAGAATCAAGCAATTTACTATACATCTGTGCCAATTGCCCCGCCGTTGTCTTGGTGCTTTTTGCCATTTGCTCATACTGAGACCGCAACATTTCAGTGCGTTTTCTTGCCGCTTCCATTTGGATTTCAAGTTTTTTCTTTTCCGCTGCAAGCTTATCTGTGGCGGTCGCGTCTGTTCCCATTGCCGCCACGTGGTTTTTATACTCTTTTGCTGCCGCATTCATGACGGCGTTAATATCACGCAGCGTTTTTGCATACTGCACCTGGCCGTCCATTTTAAAATTAAGGACAACGTTTTTCTGCTTGTCTGCCATTGTCTCACCTCACTTTACAAAAACGGGGTTTGATCCAACGTGTAAACTGTTTTCTCATGTTTTAGGGCGTTCGGCGCATTAAACTTGAGCCACATAATAAACTGCTTTAACAGATGGTTGGGCGTGATATTAAAAAAGTCGTCCATGGTTAATCCAAGTAATGTGTTGCCAATAAAAAAGTAAAAATCCCAATCCAGTTCTGGTTGGGATTCATCTCCATTCGCGTTCGGCATTATCTTTTTTTTTCGGTTTTAATCCTATCCATATCCGACTTTTGGAAATTTTGCCTATTAAAAATTCTGAACGCGACTTCGAATATATCAGGCAGGTCGGACAGCGGGATTGCGTTTTCGATTTCAGCCGGCGTACATTCCGTCCCGCCGCTGCGCACCATCGCATAAATAAGCGCGTTCATCAACTTGATTTCTTTTTTCCCCATTACCACTTTGCCTTTTGCAAGCATGCGGTTAATATCCCGTTCGAAAACATGATACGGCTTTCCGTATGCTTCCTCAACATATGGAAAACTTTTCATCGTAAAAACGACCGGGATTTCGGCGTTTTGAATGCGGATTGTATCCCGGTTGATATTTACATTTACAAGATCGCTTAATCTGGCCAATCAAATCACGCTCCCGGGAATAGAGTTGCAATTTGTGACTCATCACAGACTACCTGTTTCATGAAATCATCCACTTTAACCCCTGCCGCGCTTGCCGCTCCGCTGTCAAGCTCAGCCATAGTATTGTTATTGAACAGAAGCGGGTCTGCCGTGATCGTGTAAGTCACGTCATTAATGGTCATTTCGTCTGTGCCGGAAGTGTATTTTTCTTCAACCGGCGTAACGACACAGCGCGGATACCAGCGGGCCAATTTGCTGCCGTCAGACAAAGGGAAGATACAACCGACTGCAAACTTCGGATATTCAATAGGATTTGCGTTGTCGAAGCTGATGCCTTTATTCCTGGTTTTCCCAAAAATTTTATCCCGCACTTCCCGGTCCAACCCAGCCAGGTTAAACGCCAGGCTGAATGCTGTGTTTTTTGTGATATTGATTATTTTTTTGTTACTTGCCCATTTTACAAAGTTTGTCGTGGTTGTGGAGATGGTAACATCAGAAATATTTGTTTGCTGGTATATGATTTCATCATAAGTCGGAATAGCATCAGCGGTTTCACTACCGCTCATCATGCAAATATATAAATCTTCCACGCCAACAGAATATTGAATCTCTTTACGTTCAAAGGTCATTCACGTTCACCCCATCTTATCTATTATTTTATCAGCCATTACATCGGCGATTTTGTCTTTGTGTTTATCCCAAGTATTTTGGACAAAGTGCCGGCCGCGGACTTTACCACGCCCATTTGCTTTTTTGTGGCCATGTTCGACCAGGTTCCAATACCATCCGGTGCCTTCAAAAACAACCTGAACAACATCCTTTTTGACAACGACTTTCAAGCTGTCGCGCATGTGTTTTTTATTGCGTTTCGATACCGGTATTTGCGGTTTTAGTACTTTGACAAAGTATTCCGCCGCTTCTTCAAGGGCGGCCATACTTACCTGTTTGTCCATTTTTAGCAATGTATTAATTTCTTCCAGTGCGTCCAAAAAGCCGTTATGGTTATCCATCGACAACCCTCACAGTCGTTATAAATTGCGTTATGGTGGAATCGTTCTCGTCATAAGGTTCAGCCTGAAACTGATCGTAGTTGACACCATATTTGTCAAACACCCTCTTCAATGGCTTGTATTCTTTTTCTGTTCCGTCCGTAACTACGGATATCTGATAAAGGGGCATGGAAAGTATCACCTTATTTGACGCCCATTTCTTTATTGCGTTTACAAATTCGTATACAATATACGGGTACTGGGCATTTGTTGGCGCCTCATCACGGTAAACGGGCAGGCCGGATTCTTTCATAATCGTTCGCAGTTGATCCAGATTAATCGGCATATGAAAGCGACACCTCCATAACCCGGTCACCTTCGCGTACATATATGCGCTCAATATTGTAGATTTTTTCAGCGATTTTTATACGGTAATCCTTTTGGTTAGTTTCTATATCCCTGTCGATGCGCACTTCAATTTTTTTAGTAATTTCATTGGTATCTTTGGTCATAAACTTGTCAGTAGCCGTTACACCTATGTTGTTATAGCGGATTTTTCTCACAAACGGGTATCCCATTTTCACCCTGTCTGTTTCCGGATCCACGGTTTCCCCAAGTTTTAACAAGTCAGCCGCCCATTTTAAATTATTCGTCTGCCGTCGTGGCATCTCCAAAGACCTCCTGAACGATAAACGGGGTTATCGCATCCAATGCTTTCCCAAGCTCGTCCTCAGATACACGGTATTCATACATTATGCCGGCAACCAGCATGACCAAATACTCAGGTTGCCCGCCGGTCGCCCGCTGCACGTATTTTGTTGCGGCCTGAACGTAAAAAGAAAGCATGGTATCATCCATGCCTTCTTCCCACTGCAAATGCGATTTCAGCTTATTGATAAGCTCGTCCATAATTATGCACCGGCAGTTTTCGTGCTAATTTCATATCGGTAAACGGCCGGCTCAAACGGGCTGTAAACCAGTTGGCCATCGAGCAGATTATAAATTTGGAACCCAATTTTGTTGGTGCCTGCATATTTTTCAACAAGCTTTTGCAGCTCCATGGCTCCGATTACGTCCTGAATCCGAAACTGTGAAAAGTCCCCAAAGTAGAATACCGGCACATCTGGTTTATCCTTTACATTTGCGGCATCCGTAAAGTCAACAGGATAACCAACAAGCATGTTACCAATACCGCCTTCTGCTTGTGTCATCGGGCGCAGTAGTGGAAGCCCATCAGCTGTTTTCATTTTTTCAACGACTGTTAAGGCTGCACGGTTGATGATCCAACGACCCTTTTTCATTACTTCCGTGACTGGCGTGTTCTTCATTTCGATCAGGGCGTCATACAGTTTTTGGCCAGCATCTGCGGCTGTAAGGTCTACATCAGTTTTTGGAGTAAAGGCAACGGCCTTTTTCGCGAGAGCGCCCGGGTTTTCATTGCCAACATCGTCGCCGTTAAACATAAAATTGGTTTCTTTACGAACATATGCCTTTTTCAGCTCATCAATGACGATTTGTTCAACCGGAGCGCCGGACATTTTAAGCAGCTTTTTCGTGACCGTGGCCAAGGCATCAAATTCAACTGGATCCAGCAGGATTTCGTCGAATTCGATTTCTGTTTCGGGTATTGGATTGGAGTCGCCGCGTTCGGTTTTCGTGACATTGGCTTCAGCCTTCTTAACAAGAACAGGGTATTTTACATCACCTTTTGTCCGGACAGTAGTCCCGTATTTACGCAGCAAATTTTCTTCTTGCGCGTAGGTAATGATTTCGGATGCAATGACTTCCGGGACTGTTACCGAACCATTGCCAGCTTCTACACCAAGAGAACGTGCTTCTGCTTCCGTGATATTGCCAACAACAAAGTTTGCAAATGCGGATCGAATTTCTTTTTCCCTTGTTTGCGTAGATTTATGGCCGCGCGTGGAAAGTCCTGCGGCAATTGCTTTCATAATGCCATCGCGCCGTTCGGCCGAAATACCAGCAGAACGGTTTTCGCTTTCACCTTCTCCGCCTTCGTCGCCTTTACCGGCACTATCTTCCCCTTCATTACCAGGCTCACCATCCCGGCCTTCTCCATTCCCAGAACCATCACCGGATCCGCTTCCGCCTGTTTCCCCGCTGGTATTATCCCCGGAGCCATCACTGGAACCATCTCCATTGTTACCGTCTTCCATATTAGCCAGTGTATCGGCAATGTCCTGCAGTTCATTAACAAGTGTCTGCACTTCTTCCTGGACGCTCGCCAGATCATCCGCGCCAACTTCATTTTTTTCTAACCGGCCGCGCAATTCTGCCAGGCGGGCTTTATTCCGTTTTTGCAAAGAAAGCAATAACTTTTTATTCATTTTCCAAAACTCCTTTTATTTGGTTTAATATTTTCAAACGTTGTTCCACTTCTTTGTCAATTTCTTTACTCCTCACTAACGCAGCTTCTGTATCCTCGTAAGCCGGAATTGATACAATGCTAATTTCGTAGAGTTCAACCTCGGTTACGGTTCGCAGCGCCGGATCAGATGTATAGTCCCAGTTTTCACCGGTTGCAATAAATCCAAATGAACATTGATTAATGTCCCCCCTGGCCATGCTTTCCGTCAGATCCCGGGCCACCGACGTGTTCGGCAGGTCGATTTCAAACTTGAGGCCGCGGTCGTCTTCGAAAAGGCGCAGCGTGCCACTTTTTGTCCGGCCAAGCACCTTGTCCCAATTGTGATTAAACAAGGCCCGTACATCGCTGCTGTTTGCCAGCGACTTGCTAAATGCGCCGGGCGCAATCACCTCATCAAAAAAATTTCCAATGGATGTCTTTGAGTTAAAAACCGAAGCATATCCGCTGATCATTGTCGGCTGGTCATTCAATCCATCCCGCTTTTCAAGGCCGGTGATGTCAAATGTCCTCATTTCCCTTGTTTTCATTTCCATCACCCCCCTTCAGGTAGTCAGCTTGCAATGAGTCATCCGTCGCCTTCTTCTCCCCGATCTTCGACAAGTCATTGCTGATGTAAATCGCCTGCGTTTCCGGCGTGTTTTGTTTCGGGAACCCAAGCATTTCCGCCACATTGTCAGGGCTTGTAATGCCAGTACGCACAATGTTATAGCCGATGTTTGTCTTCGTGCTATAGGGTACAAAATCAAGAATATTAATCTTAAATTTGATACGCTTATTTGAGTTATGGCCAAAAAACAAAACCGATAAATGTTCTTCAAAATTTCGCATTATCGGTTTTACCGCTTTGTTATGCAGGTACATCATTGCCTTCTCGATATCCGTTTTTAAAAGTGCCTGGTAAGTTTCCACGTTAATTCCCAAAAACTTGCCCAGATCTTTTTTATAGACATTCAGGTAAGCCAATATTTTTTCATCCTGTATAGGGCTTTGCATCGTTTCAATTTCATAGCCTTTTCCGAGAGGGATCATCTTTACGGTCCTGGACTCATCAATTGCTTCCAACTGATCCAGGACAGCCTTAATTAATTTCGATTGGGCCGCGTTTTGCGGGTTGATATGGGCGTCCAACTTCAGCAGGAAGGCCAGCAAGCCGCCTTTGCTGTATTTGTCTGTAAGTACCTTTTCGGCGCTCATAACGCCTTCCAGCGTATTTTTTCCGAGGTCTAAAATACCGACACCTCGCAAATGGTTCGTACCAATGTTTTTTACGTGCCGGACCATAAACTGCGGAATCTCATTACCATTGACTTTAAAGTGTTCGACCAGCCTATCATCCAGTTCTGTATAGACATTTTCCGCCAGGTGTAGCTCGTCCCCATTCAAAACCGGGAAAACTTCACCCCGTAGCAAATAAGTATTTGCCATCAGCTTTAAAAACTCGGCTCCTGTCAGATAGTTGTTTGGATTTTTTAACGTCCAGACGGCGAAATGGTCTTTGACTTCCTCTCCATTCTCATCTTCGACAACAATATCTGCCAGCATAATCTGGTTGCTGATATCCTGTAACAGCTCATAAACATCACTTGATTCTAAGATATTTTCACCGTTAACATAACGGCTGCCGTATCGGAGCGCTGTGGAAAAGACATCTTCAAACCAACCCCGCTTTTCAATTTGCCGGAATAAGAAGTTTGAAAATCGATCTCGTAAACCCAAGTTTTCACCACCTTTCTATCTATAAATTTCATCTAAATATTCATCAAAATCTTCATCCGCAACAATTGGTTCCATCATATTCAATGTTTCTTTATGGGCAATTAAAAAAGCCACGAAACCATCAATATGTTCCGGGCTTTTACGCTTACTTGGAGCTTTTAAATTATTGATATTGGTAACAATTTTGGCGTTTGATGCACAGAAAATAAATAACGGGTTATCAGTAATTATCGCTGGTACTGTTTTACAATTCAATGTTCTCTCTTGTAGTAACAAAAGCTCAAAGTCATCAAATGGCTCGTTCATGTGCGTTGGATACTGTGGTACTTCTATACATGGAATACCAAGCGTTTCCCATCTTTCAACCAGTTTCGCTGCTAATGCAGGATCGTAATTTATTTGTAGCATATTATATTTTTCAAATGCACTCATGATATACTGGTCAACCATATCTTCATCCACAGTTTTTCCAGGACAAAGAGTGACAAAACCATTTTTGGCTAGTTCTCTATAAGGTACATTTCGCTGTTTTTCTTTTTCCTCGATACCATGTTCCGGTATAAAATACATCTGTTTTACCTTTAACATTGGATTCCCTTCATCATCAAACGTTGGAAAATTCAAATTAACACACGTTAAGTCTGTACGTCTCGATAAGTCAACTCCTGCAACGCATTCTAAACCTTCAAGTTCCCCTAAATCATCAACTAGAACTTTTTCTAATTGATCTAAATTGAAATATGTTTCGGCATAGTTGACATATACATCTAAGTGCTTTGAAAGGAATTCGGCTTTATTAAAACTGTTCTGTTTTGCTTTCTTGAACTCATTTTCTAGAAAATCTGAATTTACTGTTATTCCATAGTTTGGATTAACCATTTTCCAAACTTTTCGATCTTCCCAATCATAACCTTTGTTTGGTTCGTAAATCATGACAAACCAGGAATCATCATTATCTTTTTCCAGCACATCTTTCGCATAGTTATAAATTTGAACACCTAATGCAGACGGATCCTTTCCAGCTGTCGTTGTGACAATATTTAAACTTTCCGTTTGCGCTGCTTGTGCTGAGTTTAAGTTGTTCCATTGTTCAGTTGATCGGTTGGCGTGGACCTCATCAAATAAGCAAATATATGGGTTTTTTCCCTCGTTTCCTTCATTGTCCTTTGAAAGAATGATAATTTGATTTTGATAAGTAATCCCATCTTCCTCAAATGGATAAATGATTGATTTTACCTTTTGCTCTTTGCCATGATAAACTCTCACTAAATCTCTTAAATCCGGACTGTTTTCAATTGTTAATTTTATTGGTATGGCTGCCATTTGTGCTTGGTCAAAGTTAGTCGCTGATACATAAATATCAACACCTTTTTTCCCTTCTCCAAACATTCCGTACAACACCGGAGCAGTACCCATCAAAGTTTTCCCATTTTTCTTTGGTACCTCGTCAAAACCTGTTCGAATTACACGTACTGCTTGACCTCGTTCATTTTCTTTTTGCCAACCATAAATGTTACTGAAAAAGAATTTTTGCCATAATTCCAATTCTAATGCCTTTCCAGCCCATTCTCCTTTACAGTGACGAACAAAAGTCTCTGTAAAGTACAGCATTGCATTGGCTTTTTCCAAATCGAACCAGATATCGTCGCGTTCTTTCCATCTTAGATACCGTTTTACTGCCAAATGGATTGTATCCGGGTAATCATCAGGATTTTTTTGTACTTCTTCTGCAAATAAATCCGCATAATTGACGTTTAAGTCAATCATTTGGCAAACTTCCTTCTAAACTGTAGTAATTTATTTTCTGATTTTGATTCTTGAGTAGGCTCAATCGGTTCCTTTTGTTCATGATTACCCGTATTTCTTTTAATTTTCATAGTGCAGTTTAAACCTAACTCTTTTAAATAACTGGCCATTTCCTTTCTGAGTTTGTCTGTTCTGTTTTCTTGATACTCTTCATAAGCGTCTAAGTATAAATCAATCATAAAATCGAGCGCTGGTGAATAGGTGCCAGCTGTTTCTAAAGCATCAACGATTCGCTTTTTCTGTTTTTCTCTTGCGGATTCGTTTTTTGTCACACTCTTATTTTTTGTCACACTTTTTGAATTGTCACATTCTGCATCCCCGGATAACTTTTGAACCCATTTGTAGCGGCTTTTCCATTTTCTAACCGTGTCTGGACTAACATTCAATTGTGTAGCAATATCGGCATTTGATAAATTTCCTCCGCTGTGTTTAAACAGTTCAAAAGCAATTTCATGATTTTTCTTTTTTGTCTTAGACAACCTATTCACCTCCTCATTTTTCTGTCACATTAAAAAATAAAAAAATCTCAACGGAACGCGCGCTTAGGCCCTCGCTCCCTATCCTCCCAAAGAGGGCATTTTTTAAAATTGGACGGGGGGGGAATTAACTTTTCTGCGACAATTTCCAATCAAACTTTTTCTTTTTCGGAAAATATTTCTCCATCGTTTCCTTTTCTACAATCGGATGACACTTACTGCAAAGCAACATGATATTGTCGGCATCAAGTCGCTTCGACGGGTCAATCTGTATCGGCACGATATGGTGTGCATGTGCTTGCTTACCAAACACAAACTTACCGCACCTTTGACAACATCCTTTATCTCGTTCATAAACAAACGATACTAAGTCCTTCCAGTCCCGTGTCCGGTAAAAGGACATGTTCTTACTGTAGACTGGTTTCTCTTTCTTCCTACGCTTATGGTCATCACAATATCGGCCGGATGAGATCAAGGTCTTGCATCCCTGCTCGGCACAGTATTTCATCATTTACCATCGGACAATAGTTTGATAATGTCCTCTTTCTTTGTCACTGTGGCCGGAATGGTTACGTTATGGTTTGCCGCATATTCTTTCAGCTGGGCAACGGTCATTGCGCTCAAGTCATCCGAACCACCACTACCCACAACCACTAATTTCTTTTCAGTATCCCAGTACTCCGTTCTTCCGCTTAAAATTTTGCGAATAGGTTTTAACATCTTAATTTCCTCCTTATCGCACCTTTATGGCGTTTGTAAGTATCACGATTCGTGCCCATTAATTCTTCCCATTCACGCATACTTGATGGAGGTTTGCTATCTCTCATATGTGCACGAAACTTCTTACGTTGTTTGTTTGATAACCGTTCATTTAGTTTCATCCCATCCACCGCCCGTTTGCATATTAAAAGCGCCTATCCATAATGGACAGACGCTTGAGGCAGAACCACCCAATGCTGTTTCCGCAGCATTAATATCAATATCTCGTACTTTACTAAGGCACACTATCATATTAGCACGATTTTAGAGGCCAAAAGTGACATGATAGTGACATCTTTATCGCCACCCGAGTTTCTCCCCGATTTTATAGACGATCTCATCGCGCCATCTCATTGCCTGGCGTTTGCTGACATTCAGTTCCTCGGCTATTCCATCCCAAGTTTTGGTCTGTGGCTTTGTCCAATACTTTAACCGGATTAGTCGCTTGTACTCATTGTTCGATTCGTTATAAACCGTTTCAATTGCATAGGCGATTGACTCCAAATTTTGAAGCACTTTATTCGTGGCAAGACGCGTTGCGATTCTTTCTGTTGGCCTGCCTGGTGTAGTAGATGCTCTTCCACCTCCTACATTTTCGTCATCGCTGGTATTTGCATAGATAATATCCTTCTGTAATCTCTTAATTTCTTTTACGGTATCATGGTAAATGTAGATCTCATATTCGATATGTTTAAAAGTCGGCTTTCTCATTTTAATCCCCCATTTGCGTGATCTTTTCCAGTCGCGCTTTGACGGCTTCCAACAGGGCATCCTGCCCTGTCGCCTTATTCTCTAATGCCTTTATCACGTCCAGGTCTACAGTGCCATCCGCAACAAGGTGGTGCACAATTACACTTTGCTTTTGCCCTTGCCTGTCAAGCCTTGCATTTGCCTGCTGGTAAAGCTCGAGACTCCATGTTAAGCCAAACCACACAATGATATGGCCTCCATCCTGAAGATTTAATCCGTGCCCAGCTGATGCTGGATGCGCCAGAAGTATTTCGATCTTTCCTGCATTCCAATCTGCGATATCTGCGCTTGTGTCCAGGATGCGCGCTTGTTTAAAACGTTTTTGGATTCTGGCTAAATCGTGTTTGTAAGTATAAAAGACAAGTATCGGCTGGCCGTTTGCTTCTTCGACAATATCCTCCAGCTTATCCAGTTTTGCGGTGTGTACCTCCTGCACATCACCGTTTTCGTCGTAAATTGCTCCATTGGCCAGCTGCAAGAGCTTGTTGGATAAAACCGCGGCCGTATCCGCCACAACATCGCTGTCTGCAAAAGGCAAAAGCAAATCCTTTTCCAGCTGCTTATATTTCTGCTTTGATTTTGCATCCAACGGAATCCGGACGATATTGTCAATTCGCTTCGGCAGTTTAAGCCAATCCTTTGCCTGCATGCTGATGCAGATATCCGATATCTTTTCATGTATTTCTTTTTCCGCTTCCGGTCTTAGCCGCCATGAATAGATAATATTTCGATTACGCTGATCGGGCGTAAAATACTTATTGCGATAACTGGTAACGGTTTTCCCGAGTCGTTCTCCGCCATCCAGCAGATAAAGCTGCGGCCATAAGTCGATTAGAGAATTTGGCGCTGGTGTTCCAGTAAGCCCGACAATTCTTTTAATAAACGGACGGACTTTTTTTAACGCCCGAAAACGCTTGGCCTTGCTCGATTTAAAACTGGAAAGTTCGTCAATGACTACCATGTCAAATGGCCATTTCGTTTTATAAAAGTTTACCAGCCATTCCACGTTTTCGCGATTTATGACATAGATATCCGCCGCCCTGCTAAGGGCTTCAATCCGTTTTTCTCGAGATCCTAAAACCTTCGAAACCCTTAAAAATCTTGTGTGATCCCATTTTTCTGTTTCCCGGCTCCAAGTATCTTCTGCGACCCTTTTCGGTGCGATCACCAGAACCTTTGAAACTTCGAACCGATCATATAGCAGCTCTGCAACGGCAGTCAGTGTGCTCACCGTTTTTCCCATGCCCATATCCAGGAAAAGGCCAGCTGCAGGATTTTCAAGTATTTGCTTTATCGCATATTTTTGGTATTCGTGCGGCTTAAATTTCAAGTGTTCTCACATCCCTTATAAAGCCGTCAATAGCTTCATCCGAATCTATTTTGTAAACTTTAAATCCGAGATTCTCTAATTGTCGTTTTCTCTTTTTCTGCAAAGCCCTTAAATCTTTTCCAGTGGCTTTCATCTCGACAAAAAGAGCTCTCCCATTCGGCAATAGAATCAGACGGTCAGGCACCCCTGCAATACCTGAATTAAATTTCAGCGCCCAGCCTCCCATTTTATTTACTTGTTTCGTCAAACGCCTTTCCAATTTGCTTTCCAGCATCCCAGGCCTCCCTCCCATCAAACCATCAAATTTTTTCACGGTATCCTTGGTAGCCATATTTTCCCTATACTTATTTAAACCCCTATTTATAGATTTTATAGATTTTATATAATCTCTATAATTTCTATAATCCCTTTATTTCTTTATATATATGTTTTTATGGATACTATGGATACTATTATTAATAGAAGCAGATATACCAATGGTTTCAGCGGTATCCATGAGCGGTATCCATGCGGTATCCATGTATCCATGGTTTCGCGATTTATAGAAAGTTGGAAAAAGCATGGATACCCATGGATACCGAAAGCATGGATACCGAGAGACCATGGCAACCATGATATGGATACCGGTTTTAAGCTCTTACAAAAGCCCTCTGAGCCCCGTATATTGATCCGAATTTCATTCTTCCCCGGCTTTTTTCATACGGTTTCCATCCCGGCATTCTCCGCATAATATCGTTGATTTCCCTGGCGCGCATCGGGACAAGTGATTCCGGCTCTTTTTCAAACAGCTCGCACCATATTTCCATGGCGCAAACTCTGTCCCGCAAAACCGTTCCTTCCTCTTCTGCGCCAAAATCGCCACCGTGCAGGTACTGCCTGCGTTCAACAATACTGCGATCCGCCCAGTCTTCCGGCAATTTCCGCTCCAAAAACTCCTGTACGATTCCAAACTTATCATCAACCTCCAGATGCGCTTCCTGGACTTCATTCGCGATTTCCTGCAGCTCTTTATCCAAATACAATGGCTCGCCGTCCCGCCAAAGCGTAAGCGCTTCTGCCCATACCTGATCGACCTCAGACCGTGTTAAATCCTTCCAAAGGCTTTTTTTATGCTCTCCAGAGTACACCCGAACAGGCCAGAAGCGCCTGTTTCCGGTACGATCTCGGAGAAAAGTATCTTCGTTTGTCGTTCCGAAGAACACGCACTGTCGCGGGAAAACAGAGATCTGCCGGCCGTACGCCTTCCGGTAGCTGTCTTCCTGCTTCGTGATGAAATGCTTAACAGCCTCTGTCTCTGCCCGTCTTGTTGCCGACAATTCCGCCAGTTCGATCAGCCAGGCACCCTGCAGCTGTTCATACGCTTCCTTGCCCTGTACGGTCGTGAGCGAGTCGGAATGCCACTTTTGGCCAAGAAGTTTAATAATGTAACTTTTCCCTACGCCCTGCGGACCGACTAAAACCAGCACATTGTCAAACTTAATTCCCGGGCGCTCAATCCGGGCAACCGCTGCAACCAGCATCTTTCGTGTAACTGCCCTTGTATACGGACTGTCTTCTGCGCCCAGGTAATCGATTAATAGCGTGTCCAGGCGTTCGATACCGTCCCATTCCAGCCCTTCCAGGTACTCCCGGACAGGGTGGAAAGCGTTTCGTTCGGCCACCTCATTAAATGCGTCCCTGATCACACTTGGCGCCTTGATGTTGTAAACAGTGCTAAGGTAATTTCTCAGGCATGAGTCGTCCGCGTCTCCCCATGTATCGCCCCGGCTCCGTTTTCTCCAGGGTAAATCGTCCAGGATTTCGTAACGGTGCGTGAAGTCATTCAGCGCGAATTTGCCTTTCAGGTTTGGGTCATTTCGCAAAATCAATTTAATGTTTGACGCCTCGGGTAGGATCTGTCCCTTTTTATTCAAGGATAGATTTTTCATCCAGCGCTTATCATCTTCTTCCGGCAAGTCCCCAAATTCTTCAGACGCCTGCGCCAACTTTTTTTCCACGATCTCCTGCCGTACATTTTCGTCCTTTTGGGCAAACTCCGTCATGGCGAGATAAGAAGGCAGTTTTGCAACCGGCGTTGCCGGATCTGCGTCCATATCCATTTCTCCAAACCTGTGGATCCGTACCAAATCAAACGCATTGACGAGCTTCCCGCCCACCGGGTCTGTACCGTGATGCGAATATGCGAACTTATCATTCTCGTATAATATTAATCCGCCTGTTGTTGACCCCTCTATGTACGTATACCGTCCCTCTTGGGCTGGCTCGTACACATCCTTTAGGAATTTTTCTATTACTTCCGGAATAGAATAGGTTCTGCAGAAGGCTCCGACCATTCCCGGCTTTTCGTATGGATCTCCTTGCTTTTCAGCTAATTTCTTATGCTCCTGCTTTTGCCGGGAAGACTCAGGCCAGTAAGATGGATCCCGCCAATCAGGGTACCGCGCCAAAACATCATCCGGATTGAGCCAGGGCTCGTCTTGGATTTTGAAAATAAACTCGCCATCTTTAGACGTAGATGGCCAGTACATGAGCCGGTGCGGCTGGTACGTCGTATCATCGAAAAAATCAATGCCGATATCTGCTGCAACTCGCCTAGAAATCGCCTGGTACTCGTCCGATGTAACCGCCCGGCTTAACGGTATTACGAGCCGCAGCCGCGGCTTAGACGGTGTGTGCTTATGGGTAGAATAGGCAAGACACGCAAAGTCAAACATCATCTCCACAGCATCCCATAAGTTGCCCTTAACGAAATCCGCATCCAACGTCAAAACGCTTCTGAAAGCGACCGCTTCTGTCTTCCGCCTGCCGCCTTTTAAAGCCCCACCTACAAAGCCTCCAATGTCCTTAATTTGGTCTTGTTGGCTTTTCGGCAGCCTCATATACTCGGAATGGGTTTCACCCGTGAAATTGGAAGCAGAAAGGCGCTGGGCCAATTCTGACCACAGCATCTCTCTGTTCTTCCAGTTCATTTCCTTTCGGCTTCTCCCGGTGGCAATCGTAATGGAGCCATCATATTTCAGCCTTTTAATCGGCGATGATTTTGCTGATTCATTTTCCAATTTCCTCACCCGCTTCTAGCCTTTTTATCTCCCTGGCATGTTTTTTGCGCCAATCATACAGTGCGCTACGCGAGCACCCGACCCTTTTTGTTATCTCGGCAAGAGTCAGACCGTCTCGCTTGTATTGGACAAACTCGGCGGGATCCATCTTAACCCGCCGGGTCGGCTTAAATGGCTCGTCAAGCATCCGGCTTCCCAAAGCCCTAAGTTGTGCATAGACTTGGCAATTTTCGCAGTAAACGACCGGATTTTTTGTATTATTTGGGCACCCGCGGCAGTGCAGTTCGATCAGGTCGCCGATCTCTTTAATGACTTTCTTCCGCTCCTCCTTCTCCATTCTCAAAGGCCCCCCGTTCATATACTTGTTCAGCAATGGCAACTGCAACTGCGGCGGTATGGACAAGCTCCTCGAAAAGATTGCCGGCATCTGATTCTTTTCCCCAGCCCATATCTTTCTGCATCGCCTGGGCTACCTCGCCCACTTCTTCAACCAATATTTTTAGCCAATCCCCGTAATCGTGTCGCTGCCTACCCCATTTTTCGTTTTGTCGCTTGCGTTCTGATTCGACAGCGTCAAGCGCGGTGCGGAGTAAAAAGGCGTCCATGTCCATCAACTGTACCTCCCGATGAGTTCTTTGATTGCTGTTACCATTTTTTCGTTTTTCTGCTGCAAATCCTCTGCCTGTGCCCGCAGACGCTTATTTTCTTTTAGGGCGTATTGCAGGCCGTCCAGCAGCTCCTCGATTTGCATTTGCTGCCAGTCGTAAGCATCGTCTGGGCAGTCATCTAGCGTCTGGCCGTAGGTTTTTATACCGGCCTGCATGCGGTTATCGATCTGCCGGCGGATTATGTCCACCAGCAGATACGCAATGGTTTCCGGCTTTTTATTTTGCACGTCTGGGCTTGTAAGGTCTGACGCTCTAACGCGATTTCTTTTCTTCCAATTTTGCACGTCCCAAAGATGCGCACCGTGTTTTTCGGCAATTTGTTTGTCCGTAAGGCCTTGCGCCTTATAGTCCTTGTACTCATCGACTGACATGTTTAGCATTGGCTCCTCCCCCTCGAGTAAATGCCCAATTTCCCGCATTTTCTTATAATTTCCACACCCGGCGCAAACACTGTCCGGCGGGCGGTGATTTCCGTTGTTTTTCGGGCAGCCCTGGCAATTATCCAGCAGCAGACCCGCCTGTATCAGCAATCGCTTTTGCGTTTGCCTGTCCATCTAATCCACCCGCTTGCCAACGGGCACAGAAAAAAAGTCTTTATAGTAAGGCGTTAGATCCGCCAGTAGCAGTGATCCTTTTGCCTTACCGCCGCGGTATTTAATGAGGACGCCATCCTTGCTGATAATCTCTGCTGCTTCAAAGCCTGCAATCTTTTTCATAAACTTTAAGTAGAATTTATAGTTGATAATCACTGTCCCAACTTTTGCCGGCAACACTTTCGATGGATTATAGAAACGAATTTCCGCTTCAATCGATTCAATCCGTTTTGTTTCATCTATAGTCAGATCGCTTAACCGCCGATTTTTCTGCTTATTCCGCCTTTTTGCTTCCGCCTTAATGGCCTTTATCTTTTCTTTTAGCAGTTTAGTTTCCCGCCGCATTTCATCCTGAACGGCGGAAATGTTTGTGCTTACAAGCTCGATCACGTTTACCACTCCCTTAACGGCAAAATAAGTATTAATAGATTTTCTGATTCGAAAAATACCGGACGCATTTTACCGAAAAACTTAACGAAAATGTTCTCGCATCCGCCAGCCTTAAAAAGCTGAACCGCATCCCATAAAAACTTTGCCTGCAGTCCTACTTTTTCTCCTTCTAAACCAGCAGAAAGCTCATACCTTGCTTTCACATCGAAAGTTTGAAAGCTTAGGGTGTTTCCCTCGAGTAAAAGGTTATTTGCCTGTTTCGGGTTTTCCGTTGCCTTTCCGGTGGTATATAAAATGTCGATTGCTTTATGCAGATCAGCTGTACTGATTTCAAACTGTCGCTTGGGTTCCGTCCACATTTTAGTCAGGCGGGTCACGTCCGGATAATTGCCGGCTATCGGCTCGCCATTTGGCGCCATTACGATATCGCCTTTGTCGTGCCCGACATCTGCCTTGTAGAGCCGCATGCCGTCTGTTACATAAACGCTGCCATCGGGGCTATGCCAAACGCCCTGTAAAACGGGTCGCGTTTCCGGAGCCGTCTTCGTAACCCGCGGCGTGTGTTTCATAAAAGTTTCATAACTTACTGGCATATCTTGTCCACCGCCTTCATAGTCTAATTGTGTAAGGGCGCTCTACTGCTAATTACTTAGATGATAGATACTTCCTGTTTGCCACCAGGGGTGTCGATAATATCGACTCCCTTTTCATCACTGCCCAAACGGGCCGATACTTATCAGCCTTTTTGCGCGGCTTCATTTTTTCTCCCTCGCGCAAGGCATGTTTCAGGCAGGATGCCTTGTTTAATTAAATCCTTGTCACGGATCCCGTGGCGACTTTTCCAATTTTTCAAGCCCTTAACCGATACCTTTTTAATTTCAGCTATTTCCTGCAAGGTCAAACCCTGCTTTCGCAGGCCTATATATTCTTCTTTTGTCATTTTTATCTGTGCCCGTACGGCGCCTATATCGGCTAGCAGGCTTAAAAACGTCCGGCTGCTTGGGCTCATCCCCAAAGCTTTTGCGATTTCGCGCTTTTCGACACCCATATTGATCAATTGTTTTAGCTCGCTTATCCGCATATCAGGACCCTTGGCTAAAATCTCTTTTGTCTCTAAAATGCGTTTTATCATCCCCACGCCTCCTAATCCTTTTTGTAATAGAATGTTTCGTATCCGTCGGCACGGAGCGGAAGCCCCTTTGCCCATTCAATCGGCTGGCCCATAATCTCGGCTACTTCCTCCACGCTGCTCTCTCCCATCGGCACGTCTAGGACTACCTCATCATGCACGTGCATCACGCATTTAAAGCCTGCCTCGTCCAGGCGCACCATAGAAACCGCCAAACAATCCCGGGCAACCGCCTGGACAATGTTTTCCACCAGTTTGCCGCCATAGGTTTTCAGCTCTCCCCATTGGCCTGTGTCTTTTGTGCCCTCATAAACCAGCTTATCCCGGCCGTAATCATCCTTTTTCAGCTTTGGCCTTACATATGCCAGGCGCCTTCCAGATGGGAGCCGGACAAACAGCATGCCTGCTTCATATGAAAATGCTATGCCATGGTGCAGTTCAACAATGGTGCGCTCCCGCACTGCTTTAATCGCGGCCCGCTCCACGTCATGCCAGAATTGCACGATCTTCGGGCTTGCCTTTCGCCATGCCTGTACGATCTCCGGGAGCTCCTCTTCCTTTATTCCGCCCTCGAGCGCCCCCATTTGAATAAGGGCACCGGGGCCACCCTGGTATCCGAGGGCAAGCTCCGCAACCTTCCCTTTTTGCCGCAGATCGGATCCCTTTGTGATCTGTTCAATCGGCACGTTAAACATCTGGCTTGCTGATGCCTCATAAATCTTTCCGTGAGTAGCAAATACATCAAGCCGCCATTTTTCACCCGATAGCCAGGCGATTACTCGCGCCTCAATCGCGCTGAAATCGGAAACGATGAACCGGCAGCCCTCGGAAGGGATAAAAGCCGTTCTGATCAGTTGTGAGAGCGTATCCGGCACGCTCCCAAAAAGCATATCCACCAGTTCGATTTCGCCTTGTCTGATTAAATTCCGGGCGAGATCTAAATCCTTCAGATAGTTTCTTTTCAGGTTTTGCACCTGCACAAGTCGGCCCGCCCATCTCCCGGTACGGTTAGCGCCGTAAAACTGTAGCAGGCCCCTTACTCGGTCATCCTCGCAAACCGCCCCGTCCATCTTTACGTATTTCTTGATGGACGTTTTGGAACTCTCTTGCCTAAGTTTCAGCACTTCTACAATTTTCGGATTGTCTGTTTCCTCAATTAACTTTTCAACGATCTTCTTTGCAAGACTTGGAACTTCAAGCCCTTGTTCCGCAAGCCAGTTTTTCAGCTGTGACACGCTGTTCGGGTTTTGCAGGCCCGTTAAGTCTTTCAGTCCATCAATCAGCTGCCCATGGTTTTCCTCGTAAGCCTTAATGGCTTGTTTTACAAAATAGACATCCAGATGCACGCCGCGGTCATTTATCTCCTGGTCTAGCGCCCATAACCGGTTTTCAAAATCGTTTGGCGAGTACCGTTGCAGTTTCTTCTTAATCGCCCGCTCTACTTCCACATCCTGAATACAGTAGTCTTTAAACATCTGCCATTTTTCTGGGTCATGTTCAGGCCAATTTCTTGTCCTACCGCCGTTTGCTTTTGTCGGTTTACAGGGTACAGAGAAGTATCGAATTAAGGCCTTACCCTTTGCGTCTTTTTGGACGTCCAGCTTCATGGCCTTGGCAACCCCGTCCAGGTAACCAGGCAGCCCTAGTGTCAGCGCATGGACAGATGAACAGCGCCACTGGCTCGGCGGCATTGTGTATCCGTAATGCCTTGCAAGCGCTGTGCGTTCAAAGTTCGCATTGTACGCCGTTTTAATGATATTCGGGTCCAGCAAAGCGTCTGTAAGCTCCTGCGGGATCTCCTCGCCCTGCGCAAGGTCAATGCACTGCACAGGCTCATCGTCAAACGCGTATGCGAAAAGCAAAATTTCAAAATCCGGAGCTTCGACATACCTGTAAGCACCAAACTCCCTAATGTCAATGCTTGAATAGGTTTCAAGGTCAATCGATAAAGTTCTCAATCAGAAAAAACGCTCCTTTCGATCTAGTAAAAAAGGGAGAAATGAATCTCCCTTTCTAGTTGTCAATCAGCCCAAAAAATCGTCTTCGTCCTCGTATTCTTCGACAACATCAAAGTCATCTTCCGCACGGCTCCGGCCGCCCAAATAGTCGCCGTCTGCCAGCTTTTGAACGTTATTCAGGCCTGCCGCAATGCCCTTATTGCCCGCTTTGTTAAAAGCGTAGAAGTTAATCGAAACACGGGCATAGCATCCGGAGTACACTTCTTCGCTGTCGAGAATCGGATTTAATTGCTGGTCCACAACGCCCGGCTTTGTCTTGCTGGAGCAGTTTAAAAAGTAGTGGCCGGCATATTCCGGTTGATCTGGTCTTTCTTCGTCCCCATCACGGAGAGGGGTTTTAAGATTGGCCGGAATCTTCCCGCCGAACGTCGATTTCCCGGCTTCTTTTGCCGCTTCAATCGCCGCTTTAATGGCATTCAGTGTTTTTTTGTCTGTTTTCGGGATCAAAATCGCAGTGCTGTATTTCTTATCCTGCCCTTCTTCCACCGCATGCGGTTCGAAAAGATGGGCATAGCTTAAACGGATTTTTCCTGTTACGACTTTAGTAGCTTTGTTTGTTGTTGGCATTTTTACATTTCTCCTTTTATGGTTGTCTAATATATCTTCAAAATAACTGTCTGCTTCTGATGAATACCAATCTTAGCTAAAATCCTCCACGGCAGAAGCATGCGAATTTAACTCAGGGCGCTTGTCCGACTCGGGAACGAGTGTCGGCTTTCCGGCCGGCTTGACAACAAGATCAGCAAGCAACTCCGCAAACCTTTTCTTGCCGATGGCCTTTTCCATTTTGGAGATGCCCAATAGCTTTTTCTCAAAAATAACTTCTTCCTTGTATCCGGTGCGTAAAAGCTTGTCCGCCACTTTTTCCTCATCTGCATACTTCCGATTGGAGCGGCCCTCGACAAGTTTCCAACCCGGGAATTTAGCGCTATTGTGTTCTGCTTCATACAAGGCGTATTCCTGGACTTCTTTCGCCCACTTCTGGAGCTCTTCCGCTTTAAGCAGAATCCCGCCGATCTCTTCGGGCGAAAGCAGGGGCGGTTTTTTAAACTCGTAACGTGCCATTTTAAGGTTTGCCTCGGCTCTCGCCCTGCAGGTTTGCCGGGCACGGCAGAAACGGCAGTGATCCCCAGCCACAAACTCGCCTTCGCCTTTTATGGCCATCTGCGCTTTAGGTATAACCTCTCCATCCGCCCAGCGCAGCAGCTCGTCTACTTGTATCTCATCCGTTGAAACGTCGTCCAGCCGAGGCTGCACAATCGTCATTTTCACGTTTTCGAATTCGTACAGAACGCCAAACTGGTTGATCGCTCCAAGCGCATACAGGCGCATTTGCGTGTTGTCGATTGCCGATACAGGTACGCCCTTTCCGTACTTTAGATCGATGATTTCAATCGTATCGTCGGAAATGATCACAACGTCACCAGTACCGAATCCGTTTGGAACCCACTCGCTGAAATCCAGACGCTGCTCCAGCAGCACAATCGGCTCTCCCTCTGACTCTGCTTTTTCCGCATTGATCCGCTCGACAACCAGGTCAACATAGGACTGGATGTAGTCTTCCATTTCCTGCGAGTAAAACTCGTTTTCCTTTTTAAACTTGTTCAGCCGCCGGGTAAAAGCTGATTTCGTGATCTTCCCCGTTTCAAGGTTGAGAAACAGTTCTGCCAGTTCATGGGCGGCCGTTCCTTCGAGTGCAAACTCGCTTGATCCGCTCTCCGGAAATTCCTGTTCCAGCTTGGCGCTTGGGGTACAGGTTAGCCACCGCTTGGATCCGGAAGCGCTCAAGTAGGCGTGCGCCCGGTCTGCATGGCCGCTCATGCCAGTTCCCCCGCTTTTTCCAGCACTTCCGCATATTTGTCTTTCGGGATTTCCGTCAGCTTTTTAACGCCATACGAGTTTATCAGTGCCTTTACTTCTTTTTGCATTCCTGCCTGGCTTAACTCCGCCAGCTTCGCCCGAACAGCTTCCAGGCTGATCGTTGGCTTGTCCTCTTTTGGCTCCGGATCCGGCTGTTGATCCTTAGCAGGATCTTTTTTGCGATCCTCACTTTTCTCTTTTTCGGGCGCGTTTACTTTCTCCAATGCCGCTTCTGTATAAAGCTGCGCAGAAGCTTGCGAGCTTAATAGATTTGAAAGATTAAGTAAGACTTTTTCCAATGTCGGTGTAACTCCGACGGTTACTTTAAGATCCATTGTTTAACGCTCCTTTTCGTGTTATGATGCAAATGAATAGATATTTTTAGCTAGCTGGCTTTGCAAAGCCGGCTTTTTTAGTACTCGATAATGCCATCCCAGTCCTCGATTTCTTTAATAATACCGGCCCCGTTTTCATATGCCGAAAGTGTTTTATGCGCTTGAATAATCCAATTTTGCAAACATGGCTGTAGATCCGCGTATTGAAAAAGTTTTGAATTGCTAAACGTTCCGGTGCTTAGAACCGCTAATAGCCTATTCTGGCCGTACTTATTAATAATGAGAACGTACTCTGCCCCATTCACAAATACTTTTTTCCTTACGAGCTCCGTCATCTTCTCACCCCCTTTCAAGGCTTAGAACACTTTTCGTTCGTCTTTTTTCGCGGTCTGGCTAAAAAGGAAAGCCGATAATCGGCTATTTTAAAACCCCCAGTGGATCCGGCAACAACTGATCCATACGCCGTTTGTAAGCCTGCAGGCGATTCATTCGTCGATCCCAACGATCATCCCGCCGGGTCGGGTGAGTGAGCAACATTTTTGCAAGCCGGGTCGTGTAAAAATGGATCCGTTTCGCGTGTTTGTTCAAATTTGGCACCCCCTTCGAATAAATTCAGCCTTCACCCTTCGCTGCCCGAGCGTCAGCAGCACTTTTTTCTGTGCTGGTTTCAGCTGTAGCAACGCCAGCTTAATTCCGTAGATGACTGCGTGCTCATTGCCGGCCGCGACAAAGTCAGGTTCGTTTACTCTCTCGAGCAAACGGAAAATTCGTTGCTGTACGCTGTCGGACAGCTCCGGCAGCCTTTTGTCGTCTTCAAAAAGCCTATAGAGCTCGTATTTAGGCACTTTTATCCCCATCCTTTGCATTGATTGTTATGCCCCCAAAAGACAAAGTAGTAAATTTAATCTCCATTCCATACTTTCTGGATAAGATGCTTTCGAATATTGGCTTTAGCTTGCGAACCTTCTCTTCCGTGATTTCAATGGTGCCGATTGTCAATTTCATCACCTCATGACATCATATGCTGCGGGGACATTAGGACAATTCCTTGCATTTATGTTGTTCCTTTTTAGGAACGAAACCTTCAAAAAAATATGAGGTAGGGATGCCGTATTTCATTGCCATGATTCGTACCTCATTGAGCGAAAAGTCGCCGCCGGTGCCATTTAGTTTTTGATTTATTGCGCTTTGGCTCTTGTTAAGCGCCCGGCCAAGCTCTTTCTGAGATATGCCATTTTCTACCAAAAAGGCTTTTATTTTTTTATATGGCCGGTGCCTTCTTGGGATATCTGATTTCACATTAGCCATTATCTCACCTCGCTTTCCTTTGTTCCGTTTTAGGAACAATTTAAGTATAGTATAACAAAATTTTGATGTCAATGAATTTTATTCCTTTAGAGGAATATTTTTTATTGTTTTTATTGCATTATAGGAACATAAACGATATTATATTAGATATAAATAACATTGAGGGAGAAGAAGAATACCATGTACTCATTTGGAGAGGTTTTAAAAAATTTGAGGACGTCACGAAAGCTCAGTATTGACCAACTTGTTAAGCAGGTAAATGAAAAATACAATACCAAAATAAGCAAGAGCATGATTTCAAGGTACGAGAATAATTTGGCTGACCCAAAGATGGATGTAGTTCGTGTTCTGGCTGATTTTTTTGACGCTGACCCTGATTATATATTAGGGCTTAAAGACACAAATCAAAAGGCATCCAATAAGAATAGTAAAGCAATAGAAACGATTGCGGCCCACCTGGATGAAAAAGAAATCACTGAGGAAAAGATGAAAGACATTATTAAGTATATAGACTTTCTCTTTCAAGATGATGAGGATTGAGGTTAAGGGAGGTATTTTTTTGTATTACGAAGCACTTTTAGCAAGATTTCCTGACATTCCTGTAAAGGAAAATTACCTTGAATACGGATTTAAGGGTTTATATAGGAATGGGAAGATCCGAATTGAGAAACGTCTATCCGATATTGAAAAGGGCTGCATCCTAGCCGAAGAAATAGGGCACCACTTAAAAACCGTAGGAAATATTTTGGATCAATCAAATTTAATGAATGCTAAACAAGAGAAAATAGCAAGGGAATGGGCTTACAGCCAATTGATACCGCTTAATAAATTCGTGGAAGCATATCGCAATGGGTGCGTAAACCGTTTTGAGGTTGCTGATTTTTTGAATGTGACAGAAGAGTTTTTACAGGAAGCCTTAGATAGATATATAGAAAAATATGGAAAGTATATTCATCATAAAGGAATTCTCATTTATTTGGACCCCTTAAATATAATTGGAAGTGAAACCTATGAAAGCAGTAATTTACGTTCGTGTTAGTACAGACGAGCAAGCCAAACACGGTTACTCCATTCCCGCGCAAATTGAAAAACTGGAGGCCTTTTGTGTTTCCCAAGGTTGGGAAGTGGCCGGGACATTCGTCGATGACGGGTATTCTGCCAAAGACCTCAATCGGCCCAAATTCACTCTAATGATGGATGAAATAAAAAAAGGCGGTATTGATGTGCTGCTCGTCTATCGTCTCGACCGTCTTACCCGGTCGGTGCTGGATCTCTATAAGATACTACAGTTCTTAGACGAACATGGATGCAAATTCCGAAGCGCTACTGAGGTATATGACACCACGAACGCAATGGGCCGCCTTTTTATTACCCTGGTTGCCGCGATCGCCCAATGGGAACGCGAGAACCTGGCTGAACGGGTTAAAATGGGTATCGATAAAAAAATAAAGCTTGGAAAGTGGAAAGGCGGTACAGCTCCGTACGGATACGTTTATGAAGATGATAGGCTAATTGTAAACCCCGAGGAAGCAAAGATTGTAAAAATAATTTTCGATCTGGCGAAAAAACATGGCTTTTTAACCGTGGCGAGAAGGTTAACAGAATTGGGCTTTCCGACCCGGGGCGGTGAAGAATGGCATGTTGATACCGCCAGGGGAATCGCCACCAATCCTGTTTATGCTGGCTATCTCACGAATTACTCAGATCCTGCTGATTATAAAAAGCCGCCGGATCCGAATAAACTTTATGAGGGTATACATGAACGAATTATACCACGTGAAGAATTTTGGGAAATACAAGAAATCATCAACAAGAGAAGAAAAGGCGGGGGCAAAAAGGAAACCAGCCCGTATTATTTTTCTAATCTTCTTAAGTGCGCTCGTTGCGGGCATTCGATGTCTGGCCACAGGGGCGGAAAATATGAAAAAACATACCGCTGTTCCGGACAGAAGGCAGGAAAGAGCTGCAGCAGCCACATAATTATGGAAAAGTATTTAGTAAAGAAGGTATTTGAGACTTTTGACGATTTAATCGACAGGCTCAACTTGTCCGGGCGTACACATGCGGAAACTGCATCAGAAGAAAAAATAAAAGAGCTGGAAAATGAGCTGAAAAGCATTGAGAAGAAAATGAAGAAGCAAAAAGCCATGTTTGAGCGCGACATAATCGATATTGATGAGCTTGTCGAAAATACAGAAAAGCTAAGGGAAAAGGAAAAGAAACTCACGGCACAGCTACGTAAGTTTAAGCAAAGCCCTAAAAACACACAAGACGTGAAATACCTTGTTGAAAATTTCAAATCACTTTGGGATCTAGCGGACGAATACGAACGAAAACAAATGATGGGCACTTTATTTTCTCAGATTGTCATTGATACGAGCGAACAGGATTTCAGGTGGGGGCGTGGTAGGCCCCGAGAAATCATTATTGTTTCCGTTAAATAA